AACAGTAGCCGGGAATCGGTTCTGCGGCAGGCCGGATACCTGAAGGACTGGACCGACAAGAGGGAGTCTGAGTAGCCATGGCGAAAAGCGCACCAACGCTGGAACAGCTTGAGTCCACGATCCCCTATACGGCAGATAACACCGGGGTCGTGTTCCACAACTCTGATGCGCTGGTGCGCGGCGTCATGGGTCCAATCGGCTCCGGGTCCTCGACCATGTGCTGCATGGAGCTCCTCTCGAGGGCCAAGGAGCAGAAGCCATACCGTAATGTGAGGTATTCCCGGTTCGGAATCGTCAGGGATACCTACCCTTCTCTGTTGAACACAACCATCAAGACGTGGCAGGACTGGATACCGGAGTCGATCTGCCATATCAGCCTTGCCCCGCCGTACAAGGGCCACATGCGCCTCAAGCTCAACGATGGCACGATCTGCGACATGGCGCTCGTCTTTCTGGCCATGGACAAGCCAGATGACATTGAGAAGCTGAAATCCCTCGAGCTTACCGGATGCTGGTTCAACGAAGCCTCTGGCATTTTGAAAGAGCATTTCGACATGGCCGTAGGCCGTATCGGCCGTTTCCCGTCAAAGCGCCGTGGTGGGCCAAGCTGGCGTGGTGTCATCCTCGATACCAACCCCGTCGATGACGAGCACTGGTATTACTACATGGCCGAGGTAGAGTGTCCCGAGAGCTATATGTTCCTCAAGCAACCCCCGGCGCTCCTCGAGCTTCCCGGCCTGAAGCCAGAGGACGGCGTCCGCTACGTCCCGAACACTGGCCAGATGCCGGGGATACCGGCTGCAGAGAACATCGCCAACCTTGACCAAGGCTTCCAATACTACCTGCGCCAGATACCCGGGAAGTCGAGGGAATGGATCAACGTCTTCATCATGGGCAAGTACGGCACCACAATGAGTGGGCGCCCGATCTACTACGAATACAATGACACCATCCACTTCAAGAGCCAGGAATACCCGCTATTGCGTGGTATCCCGCTCATTCTGGGAACAGACTTCGGACTGACGCCGGCAACAGCCATCTGCCAACTGACGCCACAGGGTCAACTCCGCGTCATCGACGAAGTCGTATCCGGACTGGACGAAGAGACCTTGCGAGGGCTGGATCCGCTTCGATACGCGCGCTCCATGGGCATCAGGCAGTTCGCCAAGAACCTTCTGCGGCCCTACCTGCGAACCCGCTACCACGGTCTTGAGATCATCAGCATCGGTGATCCGGCCGGAAACACGCGTGGAGAGTCCAACGAGACGACGTGCCTTGACGAGATGAACGCGGCCGGGATCCTCACCGAAATGTGTATGACCAACGAATTCATCAAGCGCAGGGAGGCCGTGGGCGGGTTTATGACCAGCATGTGCGCCAGCGGAGAACCTGCATTCGTCATTTCCCCACGAGTCAAGATCCTGCGGAAGGCCTGCATGGGCGGGTACCGGTTCCGGCAGATGAACGTGTCTGGTGGCTACGCATTCAGCACGAAGCCCGAAAAGACAGTGTGGTCACATATCGCTGAAGCCCTCCAGTACGCCGCCGTGTATGCCGAGAGTGGCAGTACCGGTTTCACATACGGGATGATGCCCGGTGGTCCGCGCCGGGGCCCGAGCGGCATGGGCGTTGCCAGACCAGTGAAACGGGGCAACTTTTCGGCGTTCGATTGAGCAAAAGTAAGATATTCGCAGAATTGACTTGACAATCATGGCCATATTTGCCTACTTTGCCCCCTTAAAGGCGAGAAGTGTAATAGATATGCCTGTCCATATTCATCGCAAACCAAGGCGAAAATCATGAGCTGCTAACCACAAACAATTTCTGAGGGCAATACCGGAGACTTAGATCCCCTCTGGTGTTCCACTGTTGAACGTAAAGACCGAATGGGGCCATTCATCCATGCGGTCTTTTTTTATTGCCCGGATTCTGAATATGCCACTGACAGTAAACAACGCCCCGAAGACGGAGGCCGCATCAGGCGGTAGAGAATTACTCCGCATTACGTCAAACCAGTCCCTCCACGACGCCAAGATGGCCGCGCAAGCCGAAGAGAGGCGTCAATTCGCGGAACCCGTCAACACCCTGTCTGCTTACGTCACCGACCGCTGGATGTTAAACAAGCAGCATCGTGAGAACTCCGGCATCGAAACCGACATGCTCAATGCCCTCAAGGCCCGGAACAACGACTACAGTGCTGAGAAGCTGGCACAGTTGACGGCCCAGGGCGGCACCAAGGTGTTCATCGGGCTTACAGGCGTGAAGTGCCGAGCCGCGGAGGCGTGGATCAGCGACATCATCAGGACCGACACCACAAAGGTCTGGAAGTTGACGCCGAGCCCAATCCCTGAACTTCCCAAGTCTGACGAGGTCATGATCAGTAACCGTGTCATGCAGGAGTTCCGGGCCAAGCTGGACGCGACCGGAGAGGCTCTAACACCAGAAGCCTCCTTCAAGCTTGCAGGCGACCTACGCGACGAAGCAGACGACGAGCTTATGGCCGACGCCATCGAAAAGGCCGAGCGCATGGAGCGCAAGGTACATGATCAGATGACCGAGGGCGGCTGGACAGACACCTTCGAAGAGTTCGTGACCGACGTAGTGACGCTGAAGGCCGGAATCATCAAGGGACCGGTATTGGAGCGTCGGAAGGTGCTGAAGTGGAAGAAGTCCGCTCTGGGTGGCCGCAAGGTGCCTGATCCTCAGTGGGTCATCGTCTTCGTCTACAAGCGGGTGAGCCCCTTCGATATTTACCCTTCGAAGGGCTCCGTGACGTGTAATGACGGCGACCTCGTCGAGCGTGTCTATTACCAGCGAAAGAATCTGGCATCCATGCGTGGAGTCGATGGCTATGACGTCGAGGCCATCAATCTTGTGCTCACGCAATACGGGAAATCAGGCCTCTCGGAGCGTTATTGGTACGACCAGTCCAGAGCCCGTCTCGAGGACAAGGGCGACGAGAGCCCGAAAGACACCAATATCATTGAGGGAAAAGAGTATTGGGGAAGCGTACAGGGCAGTCTCCTGATCGAGCGAGGCGTCAAGAAAGACGACGATGGACGCCCCGTGCAGGCCCTTGGCGAGTACGAAATCAACGCCATCCAGATCGGATCATACCTGATCTACCTCCAGTTCAACCCGGATCCGCTCGGTCACCGACCCTATTCGAAGAGCGGTTACGCAAAGATTCCCGGTTCTTTCTGGTACAAGGGCGTTCCGGAGCTGATGGAAGACCTCCAGGCGATCTGCAACGCCTCAGTTCGAGCCCTCATCAACAACATGGCCATGGCGAGCGGTCCCCAGACGGTCTACAACGACGTTACCAGATTTGCGAAGGGATACAACCCAACCCACTTGGAGCCCTGGGGGGTGCATCAGTTCGGCAAGGCCCAGGCTGGCAGTACGGAGAAGCCTATGGAGTTTGTCGACGTGCCAAGCAACGCCACCGAGCTACTGGGTATCTACAGAGAATTCTCCAGGATGGCCGACGACTGGACCGGAATCCCGGCCTATGCCTACGGGAATCCGCAGGTTGCAGGCGCCGGCAGGACCCTTGGCGGACTCGGTATGCTCATGAATTCGGCCGCGCGGGGTATCAAGAACGTGATCTTCCGCATCGATCGGCTTGTGGTTCGACCCATCGTGAGGCGTCAGTGTGACTACAATCTCATGTATGACGACGACGACTCCATCAAGGGCGACGTCGAGATTCAGGCACACGGTGCCATGGCGCAGATCATCAAGGAACAGCTTGCTTCATCGCGTATGGAGTTCATCAGCAACATCTCCAACAACGAAATAGCGCAGCGGATTGTCGGGATAGAGGGGATGGCCAATGTCCTTCGTGAGGCCGCAGAGTCTTTGGAGATGGACGATGGCGCAATTATCCCGAACCAGCAGAAGATCAAAGAACTGGCCGTCCTGATCGAGCAGGAGCGAGCGGCCCAACAGCAGGCGATAAGTCAACAACAGGCCGCATAGGCCAAAAGAAGGAGTCCGGTAATGAGATTCAGCAAGGTATGCAGTCTGGTAGTGGTGGCGATCTTGGCGTGTGCGATTGGTGTAATGGCGGCAGACCGTGAGCAGTACAGCGTCACGGAACTCAGCATTGGCGACCCGCTCGTCAAGATAACGGCGACAGGAACGGAGCTTAACAGGCTCGCCTCTCTGGAGCCAAACTACGTCATTGTCGGCAACGCGGCTTCGAACGCCATAGCTATGCCGGTAATCGGTGACGTCGCAGTCACATCGGACGGAACGAGCACTACGTTTACAGTGTCTTCGGCCGCGGCAGACATGGCGGTTGCGGGTGACCTCACGGTTGTGGGCGGCATCACGTCGGCATCGACCAACTACACTGGTGACTTGACTGTCTCTGGCGACCTGACCGTTGCAAGCAATGTGACTGTTACCTTGGACCTTCAGATAAATGGCGGGAACATCAATGGTGAGGCGGGTGACGCGCTTGCTGTTTCAACCGTCATTGATTCTGGCGCTGGTGCAGGAAACGAGCTTTCGCTTGTTGCGTCTGCCGCAAACACTACGGGTGCTGGTGGAGCCGTTATAGCGGCTGCTGGTGCTGGTGCTGGCGTTGGTGCTGGTGGAGCAGTGAGCCTTACGGCTGGTGCTGACGGAACATCCGGTGGCGGTGGAGACATCAACTTGACTGGTGGAGCATCCACGTCTGGTGTTGGTGGCGCGATTGACCTTGACGCTGGTGCTGGTACTGCTGGTGCGGGTGGCGAAGTTGACATCACGGCGGGTGCCGGTGGTGGCGCGGCTGCTGGTGGGGCGGTTACAGTCCTTGCTGGAGCGGCTGGTACTACGGGTGCTGGTGGAGCTATCTCTGCGACCGCTGGTGCGGCTACTTCTGGTGCCGGTGGAGCGGTTGGCGTTACGGCTGGTGCAGGTGGCACGGCTGGCGCTGGTGGAGCGATTGCTGTTTCCGGTGGACTAGGCGCAGGGGCTGGCGACGGTGGAGCCGTCACCGTGACAACCGGTGTTGGTGGGGCTGGCGTACAAGGCGATGGTGGACTGCTTACACTGGCTGCTGGCGCAGGTGGAGTTGACGGTAATGGTGGCTCTGTTGCTATTACGGCTGGCGCATCAGGCGGCGGCGACGAGGACGGTGGCGACGTGACCATTACGGCTGGGGCCGAGAATGGTACCGGCGCACCCGGACGGATCATCCTTGCTGGTGGCGGGGTGGTATTCCCGTTTGTCCTCAAGACGGGCAACTACACATGCGACAAGGACGACTACGTTGTCTCGTACACTACCAGCGCGGTAACAACCAACACGCTGCCGGACGCCAATACGGTCCTCGGTCAGGTGTTTGTTGTCGCCCTTCATGACGATACTGGAGACCTAGTTGTGATAACCGACGCGACGGACAAGTTCGATGGTACGAATGACAAGCTCACGATGGTCGATCAGGGTGACTCCGTAACCGTCATGGCGACGGCTGCGAACGCCTACACCATCATCCAGATGGGCGACACCACGAAGGCTACACTGACCACGCAGTAAGGCGCCGTAGAGCAGCTTGTTTAAGACAGGGTTTCCCCGGGACGCGGGTCCCGGGGCGTGCAGGAGAGACAGTGGACGCGATAGACGAACAGACCAGAGACTCACTGGACCGGATCAAGAGAACCTCCGACTGGGAGCAGATCCGTGATAACTGGCTTATTCCGTCGCTCAAAACGATCAGGAGCGACAACGACGATCAGCAAGACAACGTGTTACTTCGCCAGGGCCAAGGGCAAGCACAGGTCTTGAAAAAGATTCTTGAGGAGACGGGCGCAGCCATCGTTTGATGGCACAGCGAACAGGTAGAGAGTAATGCCGGGATACCGCATAGCCGGACCTGGCGCAAAGGGGCATACCGCATAGCCGGAGCCCAGAAAGACGGAAACCATGTCGGTACCAGACGCAGTGCAGAAGCAGGCAGACCTGTCGGACAAACTGATGGACGAGCATATCGCAGCGCAAAATGCAGAACCGGAGACCCCTACGGCAGTAGCGGAACCGGTCGCACCTGTGCCCGAAGCAACTCCAGCAGTAACCACGACAGAGTTCCCGGTTGTGTTCGGCAAGCCAACGCCGGCGAGCCCGGGTCCCGTGGCTGGCGAACTTGAACGTCTCCGCAAGGAGAACGCGCAGTTCAGGCAGTCACAGACCGCAGCAGACCAGAGGAACGCCTCCCTGAAGGGGATGATCGACAAGCAACGTGTGGACTTCGAAGCGCAAATCGCGGCCATAGGGGCCAAGGTTGCTGCGGCACCAAAAGTGCCTGAAGTCCCGGCGCACTTGCGTCATCTCACTCCGGAAGAACGCGAACTGTTGAAGGATGAGCCAGAGGGTATCGAAGCCCGTATGGCCAAAGGCATCGCAGAGGCAGAAGCCACTAAAGCGAATGCTGGTGGAAATGAGAGGATTGCAGCCCTCGAGGCTGAACTCGTTCAGATCCGTGGTCAGGGACAGAGGTCGCAGGAAGAAAAGTTCTTTGCTGCGGTCGACGAGCACTCTCCCGGCGCATCCGAGATCAACAAGACAGATCCGCGGTGGGACCAGTTCCTTAACTTGCCAGATCCAGACAGCACAACGGGCGCGCTATACCGCGAACGTGGTGAATATCTGATGAATCTCGGTGATGTGAAGGGGATTGCAGCCCTCATGGATGCGTTCAAGAAGGAAGTCGGTATCGACGTTAATCGGAGAGTGGAGGCTCAGGTAAAGCCAGCGACGGCGGCAAGTCCGGATGAATCCGGTGCCACTGGTGCTGGTGCTCAGAAGCCGGTGTGGACGACGACTCAGGTGAAACGGTTCTACGACCGTAAGCTCAGAGACTCGGCGTTTGCAGCGACCGAAGAGGCCAGGAAGCTAGAAGCGGATATTGAGTCCGCACAGGATGACGGTCGAATCGTCGACGGCTGATATAGCCCGAGATGGTGTCACCGATGCTGTGCGGTCCTAACGAACGAAAGGACGGTAAAAAATGGGGAATGCATACCCACCAGCACCCGGTATCAGAAATATCGGTGACACCACGATGCGGTTCATCCCGGAAGTTTATTCCGGAAAGCTCCTCATCAAGTTCTACGCGAGAACCTTCCTAACGGCTATCTCGAATACGGACTATGAAGGCGACATCAAAGATCAGGGCGATACGGTGTATATCCGTAGCGATCCGACGATCACGATTCGTGACCATCAGAAGGGGCAGAACCTCGTTCACGAGCAGCCCGTGTCCACGCCGACAACTCTGTTGATCGACAAGGGCAAATACTGGGCGTTCTCGACCAATAAGGTCGACGACGCGCAGACGGACATCAAGAGTTACACGGAACGCTGGACCACGGCCGCGTCGAAAGACCTGGCAGTATCCATCGAGACCGCGATTCTTGCCGACGTCTACAGTGACGCCCATGCGTCCAACCAGGGTGCGACGGCCGGTGCCGTCTCAGCGGGTTACAACCTCGGTGTTGCTGGTTCGCCCATTGGGCTTACCAAGGCCAACGTCTTGGAGAAGATCGTGGATTGCCAGAGCGTGATCCGTGAGCAGAACATCCCTGAAGAGGACGAGATGTTCATGGTTATCCCCGAATGGATGGCCAACCTCATGCAGAAGTCCGACCTCAAGGCCGTGAATGTAACTGGCGATAACGTCTCCCCGATCCGTAACGGGCAGATTGGTCGAGTCGGTGACTTCATGCTCTACCGGTCGAACATCCTGGCGACTACGGCAGACGGTGGCGGACAGACCGCAACCAACATCATCTTCGGGACGAAGCGCGCGCTTACGTTCGCCTCGCAGTTGACCGAGAACGAGAACCTCCAGAACCCATTCGCCTTCGGGCGTCTGTTCCGTGGCCTTCAGGTCTACGGATACAAGGTTGTCGAGCCCAAGGCCCTTGGCTGGTTGTACGCCTACGCAGCCTAAGAGAGAAAGATAGCCGGTGTGGGGGTCTTAATCGACCCCCTGCCGGAACGTGACACATCAACACGAAAGAGAGAAGGTGAAAGATGAGTACTGCTGCTGATTCTGTTAAGACTGTGAAGCGGGGTGGATTCCCCGCGCTTGGCGCCAAGGTAGGCGTCGTGGAAAACGTGATTGATCTGGCTACCGTGAGTGCTGAACTCGTTGCCCAGGGTGACGGCGTTCTCGCTACCGGCGACATCATTCAGGCGCTTTCGCTCCTGCAGGGCACCGTTGTCCTCGCGGCCGGAATCGAGATCACCGAAACCGTCGTAGGCGTGGCGGCTCTGCCCGTTCGGTTGGGCATAACGGGTGGGGATACGGACCAGTTCGTGACCGAGGTTGATATTGGTTCCAGCACATCCTACGTGTTGACCGATTACCTGCCTCCGAACGCGGCTGGTGGTCCTGGGGTTATCGGAATGGGCGCAGCCGGCGCTGTTTCGGATACGATCGACATTCTTTGCGGAACCGTCACGGCGACTGCCGTAACCGCAGGAAAGTTGCGCGTGTGGGCAATTATTGCCGACGTGGCCGACCTCGAAGGATAGTCCGTCTCAGACTGAGATAACAGGTATCCGGGGGTCACAAAGGCCCCCGGGTATCCTTCACAGAGAAGGGGCGACCTATGAAGGTGAGGGGTGGAAAGGTCCGTGATGGCCGACAAGACTGACTGATTGGAGCGAACATGACACATGAAATCAAATTGTACGGGCCAATCGGCGCACTTCTGCTGACGGCGTCAGTCGCCTTCTGTGGCGGGTACGGGGATGGCAAGGAGATCGTTGATGCCGTCACGCTCGACGGGCAGGACGGCGCGTACTACCGAAATGGCGCGAACATTACGAACCCTCCCGCTGCGTGGACCGACGACCTTGGCGCAACCAATATCGCAGCCGGTGCCAGTGACAGCTACACCGTTGGCACGCGCACGCTGACATGGAACACAAATGCGGCAGCGGGAGGCGGCGGCACGACCTACACGGCGGGTACGAACCTCGACCTGAACGGCACAGAGTTCAGCCTCGACCTCGCGGCACAGGCATCGGATGACTTGGCCGACTCCGCGATACAGGCCGAAGTTGACCCCGACTCGCTGCACCTTACCGGCGACAACCGCATGACAGGCGATGCGCACATCGGTTCCAACAATGTTGACGAGGTGCGGCAGGCTGGGTTTGTGGCCGTTGACTACACCGCCAGCGGGACCGGGCTGAATCCTGATATTGACGGTACGGACTTCTTTGAGCACGGTGCTTCCGGCGGCAGCAACGCCTATGAGAGCGCAGATGGTGTCTATTGGTTGTTCTACATCAGCGGCAGCGGTTGGTGGGCCATTGGTGATTCTGCCGGGGATGCAACCCCGTGGTGGGCCAATACGGGTGGAACCATAGACGGGATTGGATATATTGCAGTCACAGCAACCGGCACGGTCACCATCGCCGCCGCTGGCATCGCCGCGCAGACCGTCACGGCGCGGGAAGCCGCTATGCTTACAGGCGACTCGTGGATGCGTGCGACCAACGGGATCATCCTCCACGGTGAGGGCGACACCCCGGCCGATCTCCCTGTAGGCGGCTGGATCGTACACTGGACAAACTCTCTCACTGACGGCACTACGGGCCTTGTTGTCCGGGTGAAGCAATCGGGTGGCTGGACAAACGCACTGGATATCACTGAACCATGAAAAACACTACTCTCGTTCTGTCGGCGTGGATCGTGGTCGTCCTCGGTCTCCACTTCGCGTTCGGTGGGATCAACACCGACACAGCAAACTTTGAGGGATCATCGCAGGCGTTACAGCCGATCCTTAGCGTGGTGATGGACACCGCGAATCAGGCGAACATCGCAAACAACACTCTGACGAAGGTTCTCTACAATACGGTGATCAGCGACCCCTACAGTGGATGGGATGGCAACCATACCTTCACCACTCCGATTGCAGGTTCCTACACCGTTCATTTCCAGAGTCGCATGAGTTCATTAACCTCCGGCAAGACAGTGTACTTTGACGTTTATGCCGGGGGAGGATCAACCCCCACTTATATGCGTCGTCGCGCCTACGTCTGCGCCAACTCTGGCGGAAATGTGACGTGTACCGTGGGGGTTACATTTAGCTGCCCGGCAGGAGCGGAGATCTATTCCGCTATGCAGCA